AGCGTAGCAGCTTTCCCCACTTGGTGTTATCCCCCTAGGGGGCCCATCTAGCATGCGGCTAGAACGAGGGGGGAATTACCCCCCGAGTGTGTAGACCATTACCTTGCGGTAACCGTCGACACCAGGGTACGAACACGCTTTCGCGCGCCCTTGCCAGCCAAGTCCATCTTCCGATGAGACTAAGACCGGGCCCCAGTGCTTACCATCTGGATCCTCCGCGAACGGGATAGCCAGTGACGGGTCCTCAACACTTCCGTGCCCAGTTGCCCAGGCCCGGATAAACGTGAAATCACCCCACGGTCGCCTCACAGTCACATGAGTGACAGGATCGATGAAGTGGTGATTCAGGGATGGAATTGCTTCCAAACCCGAGTCCTGCTGGGTCGAGTGACTCTCGTCACGTCGATTATCCAGCAAGTCCTCCGCCCCTCTGCGGTAAACCGCATAGGTGTGCAAGATAGCGTCTCCGGGGTGGTAAGCCCAGTCCTTTTTGGAGGACCTGGAGAACGTTGCAAAGGTAAACCCTCCAAAGCCGCGATGGCGATTTGATCGCTTTGCGTGCAGCATCCAATCATCTGTTACCAGATGACCGTCACCGTACCCATCAGGGCCCCACTGGACGAGATCAGGGTGTATGTACCGTAGTACACTGTCTGCCAAGTCACAGTATCCTGCGCGGAACAATCCGTTGTGCAGGGTGAAGAGTACAGCCGGCGTCAAGCATTCCTTGACAAATACCGGTCTTACGTTGATACCCGAAAGAAAGTCAGCTCCGCAGGACTCGCGAAACGGACCAGTAGTGTACGATTTCCCATCGTTCACGACCAGTCCTGCTGCTGCCAGAACCCTCTTGAGGAGGGGGACAACTGCTGTATCCACGATAATGTCGTCACCATAAACGGCGACGATCGGTTCCCTCACCCCACACACTGTTGCGCTTGCGCGCGCGAGTGCGTAGAATAACACCGACTGCAATGGGAACGTGGCCCCATTGCCCATACCTGAGAACATCTCCAGGCTGATCTCACTCCCTCCCGGGAGCCGCACGACACCGCATCTTGCAGCGGCCAACATGCTGTACCAGTCTTCTGGAAACAAAGCGCGTACGGGGCGTTTAGCCACATAGTTGCTCGCCGATTTAAGGTCAAGGGTCGCTACCTCCCCTGTAAGTGAACCAATCCTGGCCAGCTGCTGATTAAGCGTTTGGTTGCGGAGGTCCAGCCCTCTTACGCGACTGGCACGGTTGTGCATTTCATCGCCTATTCCGAGTTGCAGCATCCCATTGAGGGTGGGCTGCGTTTCAGTAGTACGATCAGTCTTGTAATTCTTACGGACGAAAGAGATCGCTCCCGTGTGGATTACCACCGGGACGACCCCCCAGAATTCCTCGTCGGTCACGACTGATTGCTCAGCGTGAATCTCCGCAAGGTGGGGCATCTGGCACAGCAAGGCTCTTGCCCAGCCTACCAGGTCTTTGCTACACGAAACACCCGAGCCAAGCTTGCGCTTGATCGAGCTCTCTCGCTTTTTCGTAAGCGAGGTGGCACCAGGGCCGAATCTCAGTCCCAACTCGTCTAGAGTGGGCCTGTCACCAAGGATACGTGCGATATGGCCTGTTGCCAAATAGAAAACCGCACATAAGTCCGGGTCAAAGGCGTGCTGCCCCGACTGGACAAGGTCCCAGATGATATTTGTCTCACGACAATGTGATTCGGCCTCCAGAAACGTGTCGATCGCCACCTGCGACTTATCTATCCCTAGCTCCAAAAACTCGAGTTTTGAGAAGAAAGCCACAGCCTGCCTCAGGTACCGAACCTGATGCGCAGTGATGGATCCGTCGAACGGGATCTGGAAGTCACAGACGGCTTTGAGATCATCCTTGCGAATGAGTGCCGCCAACTGCAACCCTAAGGCACAATCAGCTTCTTCAGCTGCCTGTAGTGCCAGTGTACGGAGGATATCGAGAGACTCCACTTCCGTATGCGCTTCTAACCAATGGGCGATATGCCTCATAACAATCTCCTTTGATGGGGAAGACTGGGTTTTTGAACCCTCGGACTAGGGCGTTACCGCCTAATCCACACGATGCGTAGTGCCCACTCGAGAGTGAGCATTGCCGCGGTTTGGAACTTTGCTTTCGCATAAATCCAAAACCCCCGAGTCACCATCAGGTGACCTGTAGACCGCGTTGGTGGAGGTCGGCCACGACCCCAACGGACACCGGCGTTGCCGTCGTCGTCACGTTGTTGCTCCAGTTGAGCAGGATCTGCATGGCCAAGCGCTTGGACGCTTCGGTCGACCGCGGGTCAGTGTAGGACACCAACTCAAATCGGTCTTCGTAGGCGACCTTCGGTGGAGCCGTGTAACCCGAGGAATTCACCCCGGCTACGGCCTCCATCACGGGCACGACCACTCGGTTGATGCACTGCAGCGTACCCGACTTCAGCTTGCGCTTGATCAGCATCGCACGGATCTGCGCGTACGCAGGGACCGTTGACAGTTGCTCCACCCAGGTGGCGATGGAACCCCAGAGCGACGATTTCTCGACACTCTCACCCTGAAGGGTGTGGGTAACAGGGGTGCTGGCACCGTCGAAGACGGTGATATTCGCTTGTTGCGACATAGAAAACTCCGAGGAGGTAGAAGAAAAGCGCTAAGTGTTAGCACCTCTGCTAACGCATTTTTCGGAGGTCGGCTTTGAGACCGCCCTCTTCAAACACGACTTGCAAAGAACAAATAGTCGCAACTCTCTGCCACGCCGTATCGGCCCCTAAGGGCTTAAACTTTGGCGTGGGAACGGACAGAGACGAACTGACAGATCGGCTAAAGGAGCCCGTTGTCATCCGCTCATATAGCCCATTCACGGCTGTAACGTTAAAGCCGGTCCCTAGGTACTTGTTTCCAAGGAACGACGTGAGCCGTTCTTCGTTCTTCGTAGAAGTAACGAATAAACCTGAGGGTAGCGCAGCAGCGGTAGCGCGCGCTTGAAGCCAATCACCGATGTTGAGGACATAGTCGGCGACAAAGGACATAGGGATAGCATTCCAGATGGTTACTTCAGGGTCTTGAAAACCCATTAGAGCCACTGGATCAGGGGTACTGGTGAAATACCCTATGATGGACTTGCGATAAGTCCGCTCTCCCTCCCACTGAGGTCCGTTAGTGACCGTGGGATAACGAGTCCTCTTCGTTACACTCGCATGCAACCGTCGAGAGACGGGCATATTAGTGATATGGGCCAGCTGTTGAGCCGCCGCAATACAATCACTAACGAGTGGCCTAGCTGCGAGTTGATATTCCAACCAACCCGAAGCGATAGTCTCGCTCCAGCTAGATCCACGCCGCCTACCAGTGGCGGCGTCAATGATGTCTCTGTAGACATCTTTTTGCCTTGCCCAAGCTTGCGCTGGCAAGGGACGGGAGGAGTATCGCCCCCACTGCTTAGCTATGTCAGCCACGCCGTGGAAGTTCAACTTCTTGGCCGCGATACCCATCCTATACAAGCGATTGGCCGTGTCACCAAGAAAGCGGAGGGTGTCCATCCCTTCCGCGCCTAAGAACGAAGCTAAGTTAAACTCCGTTCCGACGACCTTGTCGCGAAGCCGCGACAAAAGCTTATAGTCGTCATCAGTACTCCAAGTAACCGGACACTGAGTCGTAGGCGCCCAACCGCGTTGATTCTTGGTTCCCGTCGAAGGGACCCAGTAATACGCGCCAGGCATCCCCAACCGGTCGTAGACCTGAAGAAGAGTACTTTTCTCTATGACCCACGCCTTTGTGTAGGCGTTTGGGGTGCCGTAGTCCGTGCCCGGAGGCACTTCGTCGTACACCTTTAATCGCTTTTCGCGAGCGTGGTCAAAGATACTGCGCTGCGCCCCCAGGGCGGATACAGCGTCAATATCAACCGGCGACCTAGCCGGCTTCGAGGATGGCAATTGATTAGGGTTCTTCAAGAAACGTGCGAGACGCACCTTGAAGGGGACCTTAACACGACTTTTGACCACATTGTCGTCCCCCACCCAGTGGGAGTAAGTGCCATTGCGCACAGGTGCCGGACCAGTTGTGGTCTGGACAATCTGTGACGTACGGTTGTCGATCGTACCCGTAGTCATAGTAGCCCCTTTGGAGATTTCGCCCCAAAGGGACCTTAAACGCATGAAAGACAGAGGCCCATCTAAGGGTAATGTCATAGAACTCAACGACTAGCAGTCCAGGTAGTCGTCACGATGCGCGGTTTGGAATCGCGCAAAGCCAGTCTGAAGTCTGCACCTCAAAAAGGATCATGCAGAAAAGGAGACTCTCGCTTGCTTCGCAAGCGGGG